AAGCAGATGATGTGTTAAAAGCTGTATCAAGTGATTCATCATCACTGGATGTGGTTTTGTCATATGTTGATACAATTAGTTCATAAGGAGTAATACATGGTTGATGTAGAAGACCAGAATGGAACTTTATATATAGGACAAGCAACTGGAAAGAATGGGTTTTATATTCATCAGGCAACCATAAATGGAAATCTTGAGATAGAAAGCGGAACAGGAGCTGTCTTGGCAGGTCCAATTTCTTTCCCAGGAACAATAACAATTGTAGGGAGTTTAGTTATAGTATGAGTACATTAAACGTAGATAAAGTAGATCCCCAAAGCGGAACGGCTCTCGAGATAGGTACGTCAGGGGATACAATTTCAATACCATCAGGCGCAACGCTGGACATTAGTGCTTCGACATTGACACCTCCAGCAACAATGCCTGCTAGTAGTGGAATAAATTTTACAGCATTAAATGCAACGAACTTGGGAAGTGGAACGGTCCCAACAGCAAGACTGGGTACAGGAACGGCAAGTAGTTCAACGGTATTATATGGGGATCAGACCTACAAGGCAGAGCCAGGTGGTGGGGATATGCAACCTTATTTTATGGCATACCTAGCCTTAAACCAACTTGTAGATGATAATGTTAGAACTCGAATAGAGTTTGCTACTGTTATTTATGATGAAGGTGATGATTTAGACCTTAGTACTACAAAAGGAAGGTTTACACCACAAGTGGCTGGAGACTATATGTTCTATCTTAGTATGAAGTATTCACCAAGTGTTTCAACTGCAATATATGCTCAACATATTTCAATTATGAAAAATGGCAGTGATACTACTACAACTGCATTCAATCATAGTCAGAATCAGGCATCAATTCCTGATGGTAATACCACATTTTTTAGAGCTGGTTATTCTATGAATGGTACTTCAGATTACGTTGACCCTTTATCTACTTGTAATATCACAAGTGGAATAGTAAATGCTCAAGGAAATGGATATTGTCTTTGGTCGGGGTATAAGTTAATATAATGGCTAGTTTAAATGATAAAGTTGAAGTTTATTTAGGAAGAAAGTTTACGTGGGATGAAATCATTCTTCATCAGGACCCACCTGCTGAACCTTATATAGCAAAGTGGAGTGATAGCATTGAGAAACCAAAACCTACTGATGAACAACTTGAGGCGCTTGATAGTGAAGCAGATATACTTCAAGCAAGTAAAGTATTAAGCGATGCAAGACGAAATGAATATCCAACCATTGAAGACCAACTAGATAAAATTTATCATGATGGAATTGATGCTTGGAAAGAAGATATGATTTTACCAGTTAAAACAAAATTCCCAAAGGAGTAAACCCTAATGGCATCAGTATTAAGAGTAGATAAACTCGATCCCCAAAGCGGCACGGCTCTGGAGATCGGCACCTCAGGAGATACGGTTTCAATACCAAGTGGAGCGACACTCGACATTAGCGCTTCCACGCTGACACCCCCTGCGACAATGCCTGCAAGTTCAGGTATTAATTTTACAGCTTTGAATGCAACTAATCTTGGAAGTGGAACTGTACCAACGGCAAGACTGGGAACAGGAACGGCAGACAGTACAACATTTTTAAGGGGAGATCAAACTTATGATACTCCAGCAGGTGGTGGTGGATTAATACTTCAGCATGTATCGGCTGTTTTTAACTCGAGTGGTTATCTTAATAGTACAAGTGGTTTCACAGCTAGTTTTTGGGAGGATACGATTACACCCACACTTTCAACATCAAAAATATGGATTAATGCATATGGTCGTGCCTTTGATACTTCTGGGTCATCATCAGATACTGAAGCTAAATATGCTTATCAAATTTATCGGTCAATAGATGGTGCTACTGCTACGCAAGTATATACAACTTCAACTAATGATACTTTTTGGGGTTATTATCATGAACATACTGGAACAAATGCGAATTTTACAAACCCAATTGCCTCAATGTATTTGGATTCGCCAGCTACAACAGATACATGTCTATACACCATTTATGGTAAGTCAGCTAATGGGACTATACAATTTGGTCAATCTCTTATGGTTTGTGAAATGCATTTATGGGAGGTAGATTACTCATGACACATAAAATATATATGGAAGATTATGGACACAAACTTACTACAGCAGTTGATAACCTAAAGGAAGGTGCTAAATTTTCTATCAATGCTGAGTTTCCATTAACAGAAGAAACATTTAATACCATAGATTGGGAAACTGGAGTAGAAAATAAGCTTACTATTACAACTAAGGTAAATCCACATCCTGAACTTACATGGTCTACTGTAGATGCAGAAATGCACCGACTACTGGCAGAGTATGATGCAGACCTTTATGCAAGAAAAAGAAAAAAAGAATATCCAGACATATACGATTACATGGATGGCGTGGTCAAGAGTGACCAAGAACAGATAGATAAGTATATAGCTGACAGTCAAGCAGTGAAGGATAAATATCCTAAGTAATGTTCAAGATCAATGAGAAGGAATATGACGAAAGCAAAATTTCCAAAGAAGGGCAAATAGCACTATCACGGCTACAGCAGATTCAAACTGATCAGAACAAGATTAGAGTAGAGTTTGACCACAATGAAATTTTGATAAAGCATTATATGGCTATTTTAAAGGAAGAGATTAAATCTAATGTAAAGGAATCATAAATGTCTTTCGGTGCAGGAGCAATTGGTCAATTAGCTTTTGCTGAAACGACTGACGACGGATCTTCAGTCAGGTTTACACCTACAGGAGTTCAATCTACATTCTCTTTAGGAACACTTACTGTAACGGCGGATGCCGATGTTACTCCAACAGGAGTAGCGGCAACATTCGCGGTTGGTTCTCCAACTGTTACTGGAACTGCAACGATTACTCCAACAGGTGTTTTAATAACATCTGCCCTTGGAAGCGCAACGATTATAGCCGATGCCAATGTGACACCTACAGGAGTTTCCTCGACTTTTTCAGTAGGAAGTGTTACACTGGAGTCCAAGTATTTTCCAACTGGCGTGGCGGCAACCTTTGGTTTAGGAACCGTAACAGTTACAGGTACAGCAAATGTTATTCCAACAGGGGTAGAAGCTGTTTTCGCGGTTGGTGATTTGAAATTAACAATTTGGAACGGAGTGGACGACTCCGCGACAAACACATGGACGGTGGTTCCAACAGGATAAGACATGGCAGACTCGACAATATTAAATTTAGATCTTCAGACGACTGGCGCTAACGCTGGAACGTGGGGATCAAATACAAACGATAACTTAGAAAAAGTAGAAAATGCAATCAAGGGATATGCGCTTGTGAACGTTGCAGGAAGCGGAACGATAGCTCTTTCGACTTCAAGCGGTGGAACTGGCGATGAACAAAGCAGGGCATCCCTTAAATTAACTGGAAGTTTAACTGGCGCAAGGGCTCTTGAATGCGAAGCCCATCCTTATTGGTACTTCATTCATGATGCTTCCACTCGTGGGGGATATGCACTTACATTCGGGCCGGCAGGAGGAACAGCAATCACCTTGCCATATACAGCCACTAAATATTTAGTATACACTGATGGTTCAACAGCTTTTGATATTTTAACTAACGTAGGAAATATTTCATCCGGTGGAACGTTAAGTGCTACAGGTGATATTTCATTTGATGGTGGAGCTTTTGTATTTAATGAAGCAGGCATTGATACCGACGCCCGTTTTGAAGGATTAGCAGATAATAATTTACTTCGTACTGAGGCAACCAATGACCGCGTAGGAATTGGAATTGCAGCGCCATTAGCCAAGTTAGGAGTTACACAAACAAGCGCAACCGGAGCGGTGCCATGCATAGAGATGGAACAAATAGATACAGATTTTGCCTTTACCAACTACAAAGGAACCTCAGCTGCCGATAGTTCTTCTAGTATTTCTTCTTCCACAGCCGAAGCTGCTGCTAAATTTGGTGCCGTTATGATTAAAATTAATGGGGTTACAAAATGGATACGCGTTTACGATAGCGCTATATAGGAGACTAAATGACTTTAATAAAAGTTCAAGTAGTTCCTGGTGTTGACAAGCAATCTACTGAATACGGTGCGGAAGGACGTTGGACCAATACGGACAACGTTCGTTTTCGTTATGGACTTCCAGAAAAAATAGGAGGATGGGCGAAGGTCACAGCCGATGCGCTTCTTGGTGCAGCAAGAGGAATTATTACCTGGTTCTCTCTGGATGGGGATCAATATGCTGTTACAGGAACGAACAAGAAACTTTACGTATACCAGAACGGATCGTGGTATGACATTACACCTATAAGATCTACAGGTGCGAGCATCACAGATTTTACAACTACAGATACATCCACTACTGTCAAGGTTACAGATGCATCACATGGCGCAATCGAAGGAGATTTTGTTACCATTTCAAGTGTATCAGGAGCTGCCAATGGAATACCGGCAGCGGATCTTGAAGGGGAATTTGAAATAGGGATCGTAACAGATACAAATAATTATGACATCACTGCCAAAGCGGTAGCGACAAGTACTGGTGCGGCTTCAGTTACAGGAACAGCTGAATACCAGATTAATACTAACCCAGCCACGTCCATCCTAGGATATGGATGGGGAGCTGGACCATGGAGTGGGGTCATTGGCGGACCAGGATGGGGAAAATCCCGTGCATCCCTGGCTGCTCCTAATAGTGTTCAATTGGATTCAGGTAAATGGTCACTGGATAACTGGGGTGAAGATATATTGGCTCAGCAACTGAACGGTGGACTTTATTACTGGGACACATCTGCCAGTACAACAACCGTGGGAAGAGCAGTTGTTACAACTGTATCGAATGCACCTACATCCAGTAGATTCATGCTAGTATCCGGTACTGATAGGCATGTTATATGCTTGGGCACGGAGACAACAATTGGAACAGCAACCACTCGTGATGATATGTTCATTAGATGGTGCGATCAGGAAGATGTAAATGATTGGGTACCAACAGCAACAAATACAGCAGGAACCCAAAGACTAACGGATGGAAGTAAACTTGTTGCAGCGGAACGTTCACGTGGTGCCGTATTAATATGGACTGATACAGCTCTGTACCAAATGCAATTGATTGGAGCACCATTCACATTTGGATTTTCACAATTAGGATCTGCATGCGGAACATGCGGATTGCATGCAACAGTGGAAAGCAATGGACGTGCCTTCTGGATGGGAACTGATTCATTCTTCATATTTGACGGTTCGGTTCAAAAGATTCCATGTTCAGTGGAGGATTTTGTTTTTAAGGATATAGATGCTGCATCGCAGAAGGATACTTTTGCTGCATTGAACACTGAATTTAATGAAGTTACATGGTTTTATCCTTCAAGTGGATCTTCAGTTATAGATAGATTGGCAACTTATAATTATGCGGAAAAAGTATGGTACAATGGAACATTATCACGATCTTCATGGGCAGATAAAGGAGTATACCAATACCCTTATGCAACAGAATACAATGCAACTGATTCAACAGCAACAATAAGCACCATCACTGGTCTTACTGACGGAAGAAGTTTCATGCATTCCCAGGAAAAAGGAAACAATGCGGATGGGTCACCACTTAGTTCTGAAATACAATCAGGAGAATTTGTTTTCCCAGAAGCCGGTGAAAGATTAATGTCCATTAGGCGTTTTATTCCCGACTTTAAAAATTTATCAGGAACTGTTAATATTGAACTGGATTTTAAATTGTATCCTACAAGCAGCACTGTTACCAATGGTCCTTTTGCTATAACTACATCCACTACGAAGGTGGACACACGCGCAAGAGGAAGACAAGGAGCTATTAAGATTACAAGCTCCGCCATTGATACGGCGTGGCGCTATGGCACATACCGTGCGGACGTTCAACCGGATGGAATGAGATAATGGCACAGATAAACATACCACGACTTCCGGCAGCTCAAGAAGAGTACAGCCAGGAACAGATCAACCAGATAATCCAGACTCTTGACCAGTTAATTCTTCTTCTCAATTTTTCCTACACACCAGAACAATTGAAGAACGAAGACGAAGCTTTAACATGGTTTTTAAATTAAATGGCCAACAATTATAAAAAAGTTATGACAACAGTCACGACTACGGGGGATGCTACAATCTATACTGTTCCAGCGGAGACAACCACGCTTGTCAAGACAGCGTGGGCATATAATAATTCAGGAGGATCGGCTGTGATCACCCTCAAGATAAATTCAACTTCCCTTCTTACCGATTCCGCTGTGGCGGATAAGTTCACGAAATCCTTCTTTTATTTAGCTTCCAGTGACATTGGGGTGATGGAGGCAGGCGATATACTAAAGATTAATAACGATGTGCAGCCAGTAAATGTCTATCTGGCTATACTGGAGATATCATAATGGTTGATAAGGAAGATAATGCTTGCTATAAGGAGAGATTATGCCTATAAATGATGATGCAGTAATAGAACATGTGGAGATCAACGGGGAAAAGGTTCCCAAGATTGTGGTCCCTGCAGAGATAACTATTACGAATACGCAAACAGGAAAAGAATACGGATCAGCAAAGGAAGCTGATGATGATGTTGCCAATCCTGCAACTGCCACTGAATCACATCACATAAGACAGGATGTTTTGGTCAAGGTAGCAATTCATAAAATACTAGAAGGAATCGTAGGAAAGGTATAAATGACCAATAATGATAATAGAGGAATTGAATCAATTAAACCTCAAAAATCTTTTGGACTAGTAGATTCTCTAGGTCGTAAGGTATTAACTAAATTAGTCACAAAAATGAAAGTTGAAAAGGGACAATCAAAATGGTTGAAGAAATTCGTAGAACAGATGAGGAATAAGTAATGGGATTCTTTCAGGGTCTAGGAAGCATGTTCAGTAAAGTAATGGGTGGTGGCGGAGCTGCCACCGGAGCAGGTCTGTTAGGAGGAGGTCTTGGAGCAATAGGAATAGGAGCACTCATTGGTGGCCTAGGAGCACAGCAACGAGGCGGAAACTTTCTTAAGGGCGCACTGACAGGTGCGGCGCTTGGTGGTGTTACCGGAGGCATCGGACAAAGATTAGGTGGCAAAGGTGGATTATTCGGTTGGGGTTCCAATAAATGGGGTAATTTATTACCTGCAGCTGGAATTTTCATGGGTTCAGAAATGGCCGGTCAAGGAGAAGCTAACTATTTGAAGAAAGTAGGACAACAACGATGGAGAGATGAGGAAGAAGCAAGAAGATTGGCGAGACTGAGCAAGATTGCAGGATATAATGTTGCTGATCCAAGCAGATTCTTGACACCAAATAAATTCTTCGGTCGTGCGGCACGTGGCGGATATCAAAGCCGACCACAATACCAACTTGGAGGACCTACCTCAATGGAAGACGATCCAGCGAATGCAGTGAATATACAGCCACTTCAAATGGATCCGGGAACCATGGGCCCAGGTGGAATCATGGAAGAATTCGACTACATGGACGAGGCGTCACTGAATCCTGAAATCCAGAAACTTTATAAGGCATTTCTCGTAGCGAACCAGACGACAGAAGAAGAGGTTCCTGTGGAAATGTTCATGCAGCTGATGCAGCAAGCCGGAGCCCAAGAGGGCATGATGGCGGCGCGTGGCGGACAAGTTCAAATGCGGCATGGAGGAACACCAGATGATTATGATGATGATGAGATTAGGTACGATGAAGATTTAATAGACATATTTGCGGAC